TTACGAAGTGCCATTAGACGCCGTCCTCAATCCAAAGTGTAAGGTCGCCACCAGATGTGTCCCACCAGGCGTATTTCGTTGCGCCGCCTAGTTCGTCGCTGTTGGGTTGCGTTGTTTGGATGAAGGTAGGGCTGCCGGTGCTGGCGCCAGATGGTCCGGGTGGTCCTTGCGGTCCTGTCGCGGTGGCTGTAATCACCGTGGTCTCAGGCACAGATACGGCAACGCTTGCGCTATCCCCCGTCGTTACATTTACGGTATTTGTGGACTCACTTACATTGACGGAGATCATGCTGTGTATCCCTCTTTCACGAAAATAATACCTTCTAGGTAATACTCCTTGAGGCCGCTGGGATTCGTGAGCAGTACGTCGTAGTAGGCGGTGCTAGGGAATGTAGCAGTCTGATCGTCTGTAAGCGACAGCGCAATAGTGCCCGTAGTTCTATTGGTGTAACTTACGCTGAAATCAGCGTATTTTGTGGTGCGAGATTCGTCCCATGCTTGTGCGGCAACAGTCCAGCCCGTTAGGTTAATGGGCGTATTGGTGTCGCTATTGAATTGGAGCGTGACGTTATAGTCCGCCCTGCGCTGCAGGGTGATGTTGTAGAGTCCGGGAGAGATCGCCATAGATCCAGTTTAGGGACTAGACGCCGTACCACCGGCCAGGGTGGCTGTGACTGTGGAGGCCAGACCGGAAGATGCTGCGGCAACCACAGCTGGCACGCTGATCAGGCTGATTGTGACGTTCACATACTCGGCGGTTAAGTGATCTTCCTGCGGCTGTGCGGCATAGCGCCAGTGCGTAGAGGTTGGCACCAGATCGGTGAAGCTGGTGTGCCCGGCCCACGCTTCAGTGCTGAGCGGGAATGCGATGTAGCCGCCCTGCTGTTCGCGGTAGTGATCGCGCAGCAACTTGGCCTGTGATTGCGTCAGTGCAGCGAAGCTCAGTTCAAGGATGTGGCTGTAGGCAGTGGTGCCATGCCGGAAGCGGATGCTGCCACCACCGAAGCCGCGTTCCTCGGTGACGGGGAAGGTGCCCATGCTGTAGCGGCGCGTGGCCGGCTCCAGTGCCGGGAAGGTGGCCATCAGTTCGCCAGCGTGATGGTGCTGCTGCCCAGGCTGAAAGTTGCAGAGCTGCTCGAAACATCGGCGCCAAAGTCCACGTAGCAGACCAGTTCATCAGCACTTGCTAGTCCACCGCGCGACTTGTAAATCACAGCAGCCCTGGCGGTGATGGTGCTGCTGGCCCAGTTCACAGCGGCAAAGCTGAGCGTGACGCGATCGTTAGCGGTGTCCTTGGTGACGGTGCAGGCGCTGGTGACGCCGCCAGCGGTGTAGCCGGTGCCACTCACTTCATTCGTGACGGCAGAGCGCTTGAGATCAGTGTCTTTGTTCGGACTGTAGGCCGATGAGACCAGCAAGACCTTAAAGGTATCGGTGTCGAGGTCGATGGCACCACGGGCCATGTCATCAACGAATGAGTTGTAGATCAGGCTGGCCATAGTTGATGCTCAGATGGATTCATTCTGCCGAGATGGCAGGCGGCTGCGGCCAGGTGATGTCAAACGGGTTGGGCGCATCGGCCAAGTCGCGCAGGGCCTGGCGGTAGGCGGCCCAGACGTCACGATCAGCGCCGAGGTCGTAGTCAGCAATCTGCGTCCAGTCGCTTGCCTTGAGCAGCTCGATGCGCTGATCGCGGACCTTGGCGTGCTGCATTTGCAGCTCGTTGAAGCTGTAGGGGCGCACCACAAAGGCGCTGCCGTCCCAGTCGATCGTCTCCAGCTTCGGGTTGCACTCGGGGCGCTCGTAAGGGCCGCTGTAACCGGCACGCTCCAGCTCGTCAGGCGTGAAGGTGCTGTTGTCGGTGCGGGTGCTGCCGTCCGCAAAGCGGATGCGGTGCGGCAGGGGTGCTGGGGTGGTGGTGTTGTGGGAGTAGAGCATCAGCCGTTCGGGAATGCTGCTGTAGGCGGTGTGAAGTTGGCGGTGTAGCGGGCTACGCCTTTAGTAATGCGGTAATCGTCAACATAGCCTGTAAAATCATAAGCAGTCGCTGAATTATGATACCTGCCGATGTATAATTGATTGTTGTTGTCTTTGTCTAGATCGGCGTTAGTTACTGTTTGGGTGGAGCCCACACCATTAACGTACGCTCCCAGTACGGCACCGCTTCTGGCTGCCGCTATGTGCGTCCACTGGTTTGTGTTTATTGTTGTCGCAAATGTGCCATAATTACTCGAAACATTAGCGTCAAATCCAAAATAAATAGCAGAAGATTCTAATTGCACAAACCACGAATTGAGCCCTGATGCGTATTTGCTAAATAAGAATGGGTAGTTTGCAAAGCTGGAAACGTAAACCCACGCTTCGATTGTAAAAGGCTGTGTTCCAAAATCTAAAATCGCGGTGTCTGCAATCGTCAGAAAGTCTCCAGTGCCATCGAATAGTCCGCTTGCGCCGCCAAACTTGCTTTGTGCAGTGCTGATCTGTGTATTGCCGTTGGCGGTAACAGTCAGTACATTGCTGCTGCTATCGGTGAATGTTGTGCTGCCGTTGCTGCCATCCATGTGCAGGAGTAGCGACACGTTGTCCCAATACGAATCCGAACCCGCAATGATTGCGCGTTCATTCGGAAACCACAACCCTGGCGTTGTGGGCTCCTGCTTGCGCTTCTTGCCCATCAAACCGCCGTTGAAACCGAGCATCAGCTGATGTCCTCGTAGGAGATGACCAGTTCCAGGTCGCCAGCGGCGCTGGCCTGTGCGCGGAGGCTGTGACCTTCCTCCAGGTAGATGTAAGCCTCGCGGGTGACCAGTACCTGCGTGGCATCAGCTGGCACGGTGATGGTCTTGCCAATGGCAAAGCCGGTGGTGCCGTTGTAGTGCTCCAGGCTGATGTCAGCCGCTGCGGTACCGTCCACGTTGGCGCAGTACACCGAGTTGATTTTCAGCACTTTGCCGCTGCTGGCGCCATTGCTCAGCGCCGCAGCCATTGAGGTTGTCACCGCGTATCCCACGGTCTTGCCGGTGACCGTCGTGACCGAGCTGCCTGATTTGATGTTGGGAGCTGCCATGAATCAGTCCCAGACGGTGTAGGGGTCTTCATCCCAGTATAGGAATGACGCGAAGTCATAAGTGCTTACGTCGGCAATCACAGAAGCTGCGCCACCTGCCAAGGTGATCGTAATGCTCTGCTGCAGGCCGTTGGTGGTCACAGCAGCTCCAGGTGCCAGCGTGATGATTACTGCCAGCTCAATGCCGCTGGCAAATGCGCCATCAGGCGGCACGGTTTCAAGCGCCAGCTCGACGTTATAGCGCCCGCAGTAGACGTCATCCACGGATGGCGGGTCCGTGTAGCGCCAGCGGTAACTGGTCAGTTCGTAGTCGCTGATGGTGGTGACGCCGCTCCAGATGCTGGATGGCAGCGTGAAGCTTTCAAAGCTGCCGAACTGGCCTTGATAGTGGCTGAGGATGCTGAGCATGTCAGCTTCAGCCAGGGCGATAAAGCTCAGTCGCACTGAGCTGCTGAGCATCACATTGCTATGACGCACGCGATTCTGGAATCCGTTATACGTGTTGAACGGCGTGTGAGGGTATTCCCCTGGCGTAAATGCGCGGGTGGCGGGTGTCAGCGTGGGGAAGGTGGTCATGGTTAGTACGTGTACAGCACCGCATCTGTGCCAGGATCACGAATGTCAATGACACGCGAACCATTTGCACTTGATGTATTGCCACCAGTGAACTCAGCCTCGGCGCCCCCTTGGATGTAATCTGTAAATGCCAGGACCGTTGGTCCGCCTACAGACGTGTATCCATACCATAAATACCGCAAATCACCGCTATACAGGGTTGGCCCGACCCGCCATGCAGGCTGGTAATAGCTGGTTGCAGTAAAACTACCCCCTGCCGAACCACCTGCCGGATAGTTATACACATAGTTGACGCTGCTGTTGTATTTGTACGCTGTGCCACTTGGCGGGAAATTTGCTGGTGTAAACGGTCCGTAAATGATCGGTGCAGCGCTGCCACAGGTAACGCTGCCATAAATTGTGTTCCCTACATCGTTTTGTGTTGGCACAAATGTGTTGGTGATGTTGATAGTTCCAGTGCTGTCAAACCATGCGTAAATTGGCGCGGAGCTGCAAGTGTTAGGCAGTGTTGCGACGGCGCCTGGGCTTGCTCCAGCGCCGGTAACAGGATTGGCGACCGGAAGTGCTGTAGCTCCTGCATCTAATCCATCATCAGCGTTGCCGGTGTCGCCGGTCGGCGCCGAATCATCAAAGCCCAGCCCGCCGCCGCTTGGTGATAGCTCCAGTGGGTCATCACCGTCAGCAGCCGTGAACGACTCGGCAGGGATGGTGTTGTCGCTGCTAGAGTTCACATCACAGCTGACGCCGGTGCGGCCGCTTGGCAGGATGATGCCGGTGCCAACAGCAGCAACCACATCCAATGCGATCAGGCTGCGGCCTTGGTCGTCGATCGGGAAGTGTGTGGCCTCATAACTCACATCACCCGCCAGTGTCTTGGTGATCCGCTCCACTTGGTACAAGTAGTCATGCACTGAGTTGGCGTAGGTGGTGTTGTCACGCGCCAGCTGCACGCGGATGATGTCGCCAGCGCTGATGAGCGTGTTGTGCTCCTGCGGCCGTGCTGCAAACCGGATGGTGTGCGTGGTGTAGAGCCGCTTGGCCAGGATGTAGGCGCCAACCTTGACGGCGTGATCCTCGCTGGTGCAGAACGTCGAAAGGTCGTGCGACTCATACGGCCCGGTTTCTGCCGTGCCGCTGTAACGCACCTCAGCGGTGCGGATGATGCCAATGTCGCTCTCTAACTGCTGGCGCCAGATCACCTGCACCACGAACGGCTGCCGGTCGGCCAGTGACAGATAGTTGATTTCCAGCGTGCCAGGCAGCACCGTGTCTTCAGTAAAGGTGTACTCAGCCGTGATCGCCGTGGTCTTGATGGCGCCGCCGCCAGTCACCGGCAGCAGTGGCCGCAGTCCGCGTTTGCCGCCTGCGCTGCTCTCGGCCAGCAAGAAATAGGGCGCCAGCCTGGCGGCCAGGTCTGAGTAATTGGTGCTTTCGCGGATCTCGATGTTGCAGGTGAAACCGTTCACCTCGAGGAACGTGGCTGCTGCCAGCAGTGCGGTGTTGTCTATCATCGCCGCCGGCACCCTGCTGGTATTGACCAGCAGCCACTTCACCAGGTCTGCGAAGTTGTCGCTGGGGCCGGTCACGCTGTCGTAGATCCGGGTGACGGCCATGCCACCACGGATGAACAGATGCACCTGGCGGTTGTACTGATCGAAGCCGTCCGGGATGGTGACGTTGAAGCTGAGCGTGCTGATGCCCGGATAGCTGCCGACTGTGCCGCAGAAGAACGGCGCCTCGGGCAGATCCTTACCGGCACGCTGTACCAGGAAGTTGCCGGGCGCCCAGGTGCCGGCCCTGCGGTTGTAGGTCTGCGTGTGAGCGCCAACGCGGCAAGCACGCTGGAAGACATCCTTCACCGGGATGCTGTCGAGCTGGCCCTCGCTCAGCACCAGCATGTAGTACGCGGTGACGTTGTTGCTGGCGTCATTCTCAAAGCGTGCTTCGGTGGCGCCGGGACTGATCAGGATGCCGCCTTTGCTGTTGCGGAATCGGGCGAACACGATCGGCACCGGCTCGCCAATCTGCGCGAACCGCTGCGGGCGATCCAGCTCTGTGGTGCCCTGCGCGGCGGTTGCATCAGCGGGTGCGTTGATCTGACCGGCCTGGATGGCCAGCAGTGCCAGTGGATCGCTGGAGGAGAGAAAGCTCACTGCCTGATGCCCTGCCCCATGATCGCCAATGTCAACCGGCGCGGTGGCACTTGTGCTCCAACGGGAGACAATGCCGAGCCGAGTTGTATGGTCAGGCTAGTCAATCCGCCATTGCCGCCAACCACTTGGCCGGTGTACGCAGCCACCAGCTCCTGCCCAGCTTGCGGTGTGTTGTTGTTGATGGTGGAATCGAACTGGTAGATGCTGAGATCCACCAGGCGGCCATCGCTGATGGCAGCGAGGAACGCATCCAACACCAGGCCAGTTGCTGCAGCGGTGACGGAAACTGACTGCTCAGTGCCACTGCTGCCGGCAGTAATGCCATCAGCAATGAACGGCACATAGTTCCAGCTGGCGCCGGACCATGTGACGCTGGTGTTGGCGTAATAGCTCTGCCACCGCTGATAGGTGGTACCACCGGCGTCATAGATGCGGAGGTATTGGCTTTGTGCTCTCATCAGGCCATGCCCAGCGCGATGCGTGCTGATGGCGTGCGCAACCGGCCGATCACGCCTTCAGCGGTCAGCCGCATGGCGCGTTCCATGTCGGTCACCGTGACATAGCGCTGGCCGTCGAACTCCATGACCGGGCCGGTAGTTACGTTGATCGTAGTGCTGCCACCCGCCGATCCGGTAGGCGTTGCTGCGACTGCGGACGCCCCGCGCACTCCAGACAGGTAATTTGACACAAATCCTGCCGCTTTAGATTCAGGCACGATGTACTCGGATTCGCCAGCTTCACCGATGAGACCAAGTGTCGGGCGGCTTACGAAGCCACCTTGGGCAAAGCGCTTGACCGGGGTCTTTCCTCTGACTGTCGATGTTGTAGCTTGCCCTCTTAAATTGTTCAGTCGTTCTTGTGCATCAGCTGCTTCTCTGATTTTGGTGGCAGCCACTTCAGCGTTGGTAGCTACCCTGATGAAATTACCTGCGGATTTATCGCTATTGATGGCAATACTACTCGTAGCCTGAGCCATAAACTGCGATGACGAATAAGCGTTCGCCAGGCTTTGAGACACCGCTAGCGCTGAGGCTTGCGTTAAGCCAATTTCACCGCTGACTAGCTTCTGCTCTAGCGCGGTTTGAGCGGTAAGGATCTTCGCATTGTATTGCGCCTCTGCTGTGATTGCCTGATACCTGACTAGCTCTTTATTCGCCGCAACTTGATCGGCAGTAGAGTCTATGACCGCATTTTGCGCTTGCAGTGCTTCCCCTAGCTTCTGGCGTTTGGCGGCCTCTTCCTCGACGTTCTTTGCTTTCAGGATCTGAAGGAATCCTTCTGCGCGGATCTCATCGTATTTAAGCCTAGCAGATTGAAGCTGCAGCTCGCCTTTGATTTTCTCCAGGCGAATGTTGTCTAGTGCTTGGCGGTACTCGATAACCGCAGCTTGCGCTTGTTGATTGAATATCGCAACTGCAATGTTGAATCGTTGCTGCGCAGTTTTGGCAAACTGGTACTCACGCTCCAGTTGAACCCCTCTGAGATCATTGATTGCTTTTTCTGCCGCAAATCTTGCCGATGTAACGCTGGCGCCCCTTTCAAGAGATGCAACGTGCGCATCGAGTGAAGTCTGCTGAGCACGCAGATTATTCAGCACGCTATTGGTAGCTGCAATCAGTCCTTTATTCTTTTCGGCTGCTGCCTCGATCTTGGGCGGCATCGAGCTATAGGCATTAACAGTTTGCGCGACTTGATTGCGTGCCTTAGCTTGCTTGGCAGTGAATGTATCTACTGCATTGTTGGTGACACCCATCTTTTCAAGTAGCTTTGCCGCTTGTTCAGCAAAGAACTTAAAGACCGGATTGTTTGAAAGCTCAAGGAACTTGCGGACAATGAACGCAGTAATAGGTGACAATACCCTGACTACACCGATGATCCTATTCAGCGCCAGGATGATTGATCCTTGCAGGTATCCAAGGATGGTGCTCCATGGGATCGCTGTCCATAGCTTCCTGAACTCATTAATGGCTGGCTTGAGCGCCTTAAGCAGCCTAGGAAACACTTGCGTTCCAAGGTATCCCCACCATTCGGACAGCTTCTCACCGATGACAGCCAAGCCTTGCGCGCCAGCCACAACAACCGGCGCAAATACATTGCCTATCTGAGCTTTTAACTGATCTGTAACTTGGGCCAGCTTGCCCATGGTGCGCTGCTGATCCGTCAATTTTGCATTCAAGTCACCTGAACCCTGCGCGGCAGTTGCTAATGCTCTGTAGAGGACATCGCTCGTGATCTTGCCTTCCTGGGCCATCTGCTGCAACTCGCCACGCGAGCGGCCTGTTGACTGAGCGATCAGATCAAGCAACTGAGGCATGCGCTCAGAAACACTGACAAATTCATCGCCATTTAACTTGCCTTTGCCTAGTGCTTGACTGAGCTGAAAGAAGACGCCAGCAGCATCAGCGCCGCTGATCCCAGACTGCTTGGCGGCTACATTAAATCCTTCGTAGATCTGGGTAGTCTCTTTGAGGCCAAAGCCAACACCTTTTAATCGGCCATAGACATCGGCCAATGCCACCGTGGCTTCTGTCTGCGAAATGCCAAACTTGGCTGATGCTCCAGCTGCAGATGCAATCGCAGCGTTGAACTCACCAGTTGATGATGTGAGATTGCGCAATCTCTGCTCAGCGCCGCCGCGCTCAAATGCCGTTGATACGCTCTGGCGCAGTACCTCCATTGTTGTAGCCGCAATGGCAAGCTGCGGGATCATCCCTGCGATAGCGCTGGTAAGACCGCCTACCTTCTGCGTGGCACCCGGCACATTGCCGAAAGTGCCATTCATGGCTTCTACCTTGCGCTTGATCTCGTCAAGGATCGTCTTGGCTTGCTTGCCATCGACATTGATGGCGATATTGGCAACTACAGACATGGCCGACAACCTCGCATGAGGCCAGTCTACCTGCGGCGACTCTTTCTAGCCGCTTCCTCTTGCTCTTGCGTTTCGATCTCAAATAGAGCTGCCCAGATCTGCAGCTCTTCCTTCGTAATGCGCTGGCTCAATTCGCTGAGTGTATAGCCCAGCTCACGAGCCAGACGAAGCATGAGCCTTAGATACAAGTCACGCTTTAACTCAGTCGCTACTTTCCCGCTTCTGCCTCGGTTACATCGTTCTTGTCTGTGATGACAGCCAGCATCATGATCTGCAAGTCTTCATCACGCACCTCATTCTTCAGTTCAGCGATTTCGCCGGGTCTGAACAACGGCTGACCGGCATCGTCTTTTGCCTTCTGAATCAGCAGCTGCAGCGCAAAGGCAATCGCCTCGTCACTTCCAGCATCCTTCTGAGCCTTCTCCCTCTCGGCCATCGTAAGGGGAGTGCAGTAAAACTCAAACTCACTGCCATCGCTCAGCGTGACGACTTTCTTGATGGGGACTAGGTGAGCAGCTTTCTTGAGCCGATC